GCACCCACGAGGGCACCTTGAACGAGAGTTTGCCGATCGTGTTGTTCCAGATCGACGCGACGGCGTTGAACACGGTCTTGAACGCGCCGTAGATCGCGTCGATGTACTTGCGGACGCCGGTGTACCAAAGCTTGACGGCGTCGCCGATGAACGTGAACGCGGTGACGGCCACCGTTTTGACGTTGTCGAACACGATTTTGACGTAGTCCCACCAGACCTTGAACGCGGCCTTGAGGAAGTCGATCGTCTTGCCGAAAATGTCAAACTTGGCTTGGAGGGCGATGAGCGCCGCGATGATGCCGAGGATGACGACGGCGCCGGTGGCCACCCAGAGGGCCGAAAACGACGTCGTGAGCGCCGTGTTGATCGCGAGAGTCGCGGCTTGGATCGTGTTGTAGATCCCGAGGCCGGCGTTGATTGCGAGGATGGCGCCGGCGAGGGTGCCGATCACGATGCCCAAGGTGACGATGAGGCCGGTGTTCTGCTGGACGAACTGGCCGAGCGATTGGAGTTTCGGGAGGAGTTTGTTGACGATCGGGAGGAGGGCCGCGCCGATCGACTCCTTGGTCTCCTCGAGGGCGATGGACATGCCTCGGAACTTGCCGGCCGTCGTGTTGGCTTGCTTGGAGGCTTGCCCCTCGAACGTGCCGGCGAGGCGGCCGAACACGGTGTCGGCGTCGGCGCCCTCCGCGATGAGTCCGGCGAGTGCCGGGTCGAGTTTCTTGAGGGCCGCGAAGTTGCCGTTGTACGCCTTGGAGAGGGCGTCGGAGACGAGGCCGAGATCCTTGCCGGTGCCGGCCGAGATGTCGAGCGCGAGGCCGAGGAGGTCTTGGGCTTGCGTCACGTCTCCGGTGCCTCGAACGAGGGAGTCAAACGCCGGCCGGAGTTCGTCGTCGGCCACGGCGGCCGCTTGGGAGGTCTTCGAGATGAAGTCCTCGACGGCGGTGACTTGGGCGTCGGTTGCCCCGGTGACGTTCGTGAGTGTGGTCGCCAGTTTTTGGGCGGCCGCGTCGTCCTCCGCGAACGCCTTCACGGCGGAGAAGCCGGCGACGGCGAGGCCACCGATGGCGGCCGCGGCCGGTAGTGCGGCTTTCTGGATCGCGAACGATGCTTTGGCGCCGACCCCTTCAAGTTTCTTGAAGTCGGCGATCGCCTTGTTGACGCCGGAGGGGTTCCATTCGGAGACGAGGGGGAGGGAGATGGCCACTAGCGGAAGTCCTTCTGGGAGTCGGCCATCACCTTGTCGATGATCGGCTTGAGTGCGCGCTCGGCTTCGGCTTGGAGGGCGTCAACGTCGCGCCACATGAACCTCGAGGCGTCTCCGAGACGTGACCCGAGGGCCGACGCGAAGTTGGGCCGGCGTCGCTCAATGGGCGCTCGCGACTTGGTGCCTCCGGCCTTGCCGGCCATGTCGGCGATCGCGACCGGGGCGCCCTTGGTGACGACGCGCACGACCGACACTTGCTCGACGCCGGGCTGGCCCACACGGCTCCGAGGCTTGCGCGTGTTGAGGTTGATGACGACCTTCTTGACGTTCTTCCAGCCGGTCCGGCCGTCGTTGCGCATGCCGGACAACGGGGCCGTGCCGGGGACTCGGTTGTTGATCGTCGTGACGAGCGGTTCGGCCGCTTTCTTGATGTCCTTGAGGAGCGCACGACGCGCGGCTGGGTCGACTTTCTGGAGGTTCTTGAGGGCTTGTTGGAGGCCGTACGTGTCGAGCTTTGCGCTTGCGCTCATCGTGGTCCTCCCTTTCTGTCCTCGTTGATTGCCTCGACGACCGTTGCTAGATCGTCAATGTCGAATGGAATGTCGGGAGGCCAGTACCCGGTGACGGCGCACACTTGTGCTAGTTGTCGCCGGAAGCCTCCCCGGTAGGGTTTGTCGACTCCGTCTCCACGACCTCGAGGGTGACGAGACGCTTGATGAAGTCGTCAAACATGGCTGGGATCGTGACGCCGGCTTGCTTGCTTGCCTCGTACGCCATGAACGCCAAGTCCTCCATGCCGATCCCGGCGGATTGGATGTCGGATGCTTTGCGCTTGAACTTGCGCTCCCACGTGACGATGACGTAGAGGTTCGTCTTGACCTCGTACTCGCCTTGTCCTTGGTCTACCTTGAGCGTGAGTTGCATCCGTGTCCTCCGTCGGTTGTCGGTGACTGGAGGGTACTAGATCAGGGGGCCGTGATGTCGCGAGCGCTGGAGCCACCCTTGAACACGGCCTCGACGACCGAGAGTTCGCCGACGGCCGAGTTGATCGGGGTGATCGTCTCGAGGTAGCAGTTGGTGATCGTGTACTCGGGGTTCGAGGCGGACTCGGTGGTGCCGGAGGGCGAGATCACGAGGGTGGCCGCGGTGCCCCATGCCGAGTAGAGGATCGCTTCGATCTCGCCGGCGCCGTACGAGTTGAACAAGGTCAGGGTGACTTCGTTGTTCTCGAGGCCGGAGGTGAACACTCGAGCGGTGCCACCGAACGCGGTGGTCTCGAGGGCTTCCTTGACGAGACTGATCTCGCACTTGGAGCAGTTGTCGGTGAGGTCGGTGGTGGTGGCGCCGACGGTCAAGTTGATCGTGGCGTTTCCGAGGAACGTGGTGGTGGCCATGGTTGGGTTCTTTCTTGTCAGGAGCGGCGTGCGCTCATTCTCACGGTGAGGTCGTAGGCCGGCAGTTCTTGGGTTCCGACGACGGCCACGGTAGGCCGGCCGGAAGTGAACACGACGCCGGAGTTGAGGATCGTGTCCACGGTGGTCAGGATGTAGTCCGTTGAGTCTTGGTTGCCGGGTGGCGCTCCCAACACTCGGATCGTGAACGTGAGGTCGGCGACGGCGTTGATGAAGCCGGCGTTGAAGTTGTCGAACGACGGTGGCTCGACGAACACCGACATCGGTCGGGCGTTGCGAGGGTCTTGCACGGGTGCCAAGCCGAGCGCGGTGAGCGCGTTGACGAGGGCCGTGGTTGCCTCGACGAAGATCCCGGAGCCGGCCACAACTCAAGCCACCTGACTTCGGCGGATGCCGAGGAGTTGCTTGATCCGGCCCATGGTGAGGCCGGTCGGCTGGTTGACGGTCATGTCGGAAAACGACGCGAACGAGTCAACGCTCCCTCGTTCACGGTACAGACTGGCCGCGTAGAGGGTGGCGCCGAGTTGGGCGGAGGCGTCGGGGGCCGTGGCCGGTGCGTCGTGGTAGCCGGCTTGTTGCCGGGCACGGAAGCAGTAGGCGTTCGACGCGGAGACGCATGTCGCGATGTAGGCGGTGTCGTTGGCGGTGGCGGCCGCGATCCCCAAGAACTCGGTCACGAGCGACGAAGTGGTCCACGTGCATGAGATCGACCACGTGAGTGTGCCGTTGGGGATGACGGCCGCGCGCGCGATGTCGTCGCCGGCGTCGTAGAAGAGGATCTGGTTGGGGATGATCGCGTCGTTGTTGAACTGGAAGTCGCCCTCATCGGACACGCCGACGAACAATCCGGTCGGGATCGCGAACACGGTCTGGGTGCCGTTGAGTGTCGAGTCGCATCCGGACAACGTGAACGTCTGGCCGACGCCGATGTCGGTGGCCTCGAGGGTCTGAATCACGGCGTAGTTGTCGAGCCTCATTTGCTCGATGACTGTGAATGTTGCCATGACTCAGACCCTCGTCCCTAGTGTGCCGTGCTTGGGGATCAGGTCAACTTGACGAACTTGGTGGCGTCGATCATGAGCGTGGCGAAGTAGCCGCGCCATGCGATCGTGCGCGAGATCGTCGACGGGTTGTCGATCGAGATGGCGCCCTTCTGCTGCTCGAAGATCTCGAAGCCGGAGGCGTCGCCCACGATGACGGTGTCGGCCGCGAAGTTGCGGTCCACGACGACGCGGAGACCGAACGCCACGGCGTCGGTGGCTCCGGGCGACATGGAGCCGAACGCGTTCATCGGTCCGACTTGGGGGAACAACGGCCGGCCGGCGGTGTCGACCAACTTGCCCAAGTAGCCGAACATGTTCGGCGACAAGAAGAGGTGCGTCGGCAGGTTGCCGTTCGAGTTGGTGAGGATCGTCGACGCGGCGTCGTAGATGTCGCTCACCCATTCGGAGGCCGACGTGGGGTCGGTCAGGACGGCGGACTGGGAGCATCCGGCGAGGAGCGCATCGGCCGCCACGTCATCCGTGGTGTTGGCGTAGATCCGGGCCATGTCGTCGAGGATGAGGCTCAACACGGCCGGGTCGGTCCAGTCGAGATCCTGCTCCGAGATCGTCACGTAGCCGCCATAGGCGCTTTTCTGCACTTGGTTGCTCGCGATGACAAACGTACCGGACTGGAGCGCCGCGTTCTCGGCGGACTGCACGGCCATTGACGTGTGCGTGGTGACCTCCGGGCGGATGAACACCTTGCCTCCGCCGGGCATGGCCTTCGGGCCGATGGCGTCGACGACGGGGCGCAAGCCTCGGAAGTTGTTGTAGACCGGTCCGAGGATCGGCTGGGGCAACACGCCGGGCGTGTCGGTGGTGACCACGTCAGGGGCGGCGGCCTTGATGGCGTCGCTCATGCGGTGCCAAGCGTCTCCGCCGGCGATCGCGGCGGCGAGGTACTCGACGGCGGTCGGCAACTTAGCGTCACGCTTGACGGCGGTGGCGTAGATCGGGGTCGTGGCGACGGCCGCCTCGACGGTGTTGGGCTGGACTTCCATGTTCTCCTCCTCGGAGTCTTGGGTTGGGTTGGGTTCTTCTTCGGGGCTTGCGGTCTCCTCCTCCGGGGAGGCGGCCGCGATCTCGGTGATCCGTGCGTCGGTGAACGCCGGCATGGCGACGAGTGAGATCTCCGCCAAGTGCGCTTTGGTGACGACGGTGGCCTTGAGTTCTTTGTCGTAGTACGACTCGATCGGTTCGGCGCCGACGCTCACGGCGTCGTACGCTCCGGCCTTGACGAGTTCAATGGCGTCGGCCGACGCATTGGTTCGAGCGAACGTGGCGGTGAAGCCAAGCCCCTCGTCCATGTCGGCGAGCGAGTTGACGATTCCGCGGAGTTGGCCGGTGTCGTGGTTCTCGAGCAACTTGGCCGGCTTCTGGTTGACGTCGAACGCTCCTCGAGCAAACGCCACCCGCTTGCCATTCGAGACGACGGCGGTGGTCGGTGCCCACGGCACGGCGATGCCGGTCACGGTGGCCGGCTTGTCGTCGCCGGCGGAGGCGTCGATTGTGGGTAGTTCGGCGGTGAGGCGGATCATGTTGGGGTCTCCTCGTTGACACGTACTTCGGCCGAGTCCTCGACCTCGACCTCATTCTTCTCCATGTCGTTGACCTCAAGGTAGTCATGTACGTCGAACTCGATGTACCGGCCGGCCGGGAGAATGTCGTTGGCGCTCAACGTCTCTTGGATGCAGTCGAGGTACTGCTTGACGGCGAAGAGGTAGAGATCCTGCCGGGCTTGTTGGGCGTTCTGGTAGGTGAACGATCCGGGCACGCCGATGCCCAAGAGGTACGGAGGGACGCCGATCGCGCGCGACAACTCGAGGGTCTGGAACTGTCGGCCCTCGACGAGTTGAAGCTTTGACGGATCCGATCCGAACTCGTGCCACTCGACCTCGGAGTTGAGGGCGCCGACGGCGGAGACGCGTCGAGCGTTGGCCCAACCTTGGGCGAGTTCACCCAGATCCTCGGCGGACATCGGTTCGCTCGAGGCGCGTTGCTGGAGGTAGCCGGCCGCGATCTCGTTGACGGCGAAGCGCTCGGCCGCGGACTGCAACCGGAGCGCGGTTTTCATGGCGGTGGCTCCGGTGTAGACCAAGCCTTGGGTGCCAGACAAGAACTGGACGACCTCACGTGGGTCAAGTTCCATGCCGTTGAACGTGATCTCGGTGGAGGGGCCGAACCATTGGGGGCCGGATTGGTCGAGCGTGTTGACCATCGCGGCCGGAAGCCACGTGAACGACAACGGCCGTCCGGTCGCTTGGCTCCTTGAAGTGACGTACCAGAACGCACGGCCGCGCATGATGAGATCCGTGACGGTGTTCGAGATGAGGAAGTTCCGGGTGACCTTGGGGTCCGGTTGGATCATCCACCGCTCGAGTTCGAGGTAGATCTTCTCGTACTCTTCGCCGTCCCATTGGAGCGTGTAGTGCTTGAACCCCAACGACCCAGCGACGGAGGTGATCATCTGCACTCCGCGCTGGATCGTGGGAAGTTGCGTGACCAGTTCCTCAGTCGCCCCGACGGTGTACGTGAAGAACTGGCCAACCTGTGCGGCGCTACCGGAGGCGGCCTTGATTGTCTCGGCGCCGAACGCTGGGACGGCGTTCTTCCGGAAGAGTGCCATGGGCGGATTCTCCCACGGTTTCGGGATGTTTCCCAGTCATGTTCCCATGGCGAACGCGGCCTTGGGTCGACGTCGTTGCACCGACGCGGCGCCGGCCGCCCACACCATGGCGCGCGCCAACTCGATCGGCCCCGGCGACTTCTGGGATGACAACGGGGCGCCGTCGTTCGTCTTGACCATGACGGCACGGTTGACGTGTTCGGCCAACGCTTCGTTGCCGGGCACGTGGTGGAGGCGGTCCTCGACGATCAACGCGCGCACGATCGGAGTCTGAGCTTTGAGTTCGCGGTAGCCGACGATCTCGGTCCGACGTCGGAAGTCCGGTGGCACGTGCTCGACGAGTCCGGGTGGAACGCGGAGTTGGACGGTGGGATCGGTCATGACTCGGGTGACCTCGCCCCACATGGCGACCATGGACTCGACGACGAACTCGGTGTCAACGACGATCCGGTCCTCCACGGCGACGGCGCGGACGGCCACGTACCGGGATTCATCGAGCGACGTTTCGATCGCGAGCACTCCGCCGGAGGGGATCGGCGTGTCGGTGAGCCGGTCGCCCCACACGTTCGGGATCCACGACTTGACGGACCCTTGCCAGAGGTTGAGGTGGGCGCGCACGAACTCGGCCAAGGGGATCGTGGCGAACGCCTCCTCGAGGCCCTCCCACGTGATCGTTGTCCCCAACGCCGGCGAAGCCCACGGCCACCACATCCGATCGGCCGGTGACACGCCGGGCGGAGGTGACCATTCGGCGAAGAACATCGGCGACGTCTGGCCCTTGTCGATGCATGCGATCGCTTGCTCGCGCATGGAGATGAGCACCGTCGAGGACGCGTCTCCGGCCGTCGACCAGCACGACATGAGCGGTGAGCGTCGGGCGATCTGGGAGGGCTTGAGCGCGCCGTAGATCACTTGGGGCTTGATGTCCCAGATCTCGTCGACGAGGAGGAGGTCCACCGAGTAGCCGTGCTTGCCGGCCGTCGCGGCCGCCAACCGGATCGTCGAGCCATCCGGGAACGTGAGGGACTCACGTCCGAACGACTTGTACGACTTGGCTCCGAACTTCTCGGCGAGGATTGGCTCCATCTCACGGAAGAGGATCGACGCGCGCTCGTACTCGTTGGCGACGATCATGACGGTTTGGGGTTCGCCGCGGATGCCGGCCATGACGGTGGCCCACCATGACGCGAGCACCTTGAGACACGACGACTTGCCCACCTGTCGGGCGGTTGAGATGCAGGCCGACCGGTGCACCAAGGTGCCGGTCTCCCGATCCTCGAGCGTGGCGTAGGACAGTTGCCCGGCAAGGGCGACCTTCTGCCAGTCCATGAGCCGGAGGCCGTACACGCGTTCGGCGAACTGGTCCACCGACTCGACGAAGTCGCCGGCCGCCTCGTACGCCGTGACCAACCTCGGCTCAGTCCGACCCGATCCCGGTCGATCCTCCTCAAGTCCAGTCGGTTCCGGCTGGTTCCGGCTGGTTCCGAGAGATTCCGGATGGGGCGTCGGGGTGATCGGTTCGTCGGAAAAGAAAACGGTCGTTGGGGCCGCGTCTCGGGTTTGCATGCGTCGGGCGGTTTTGGCGTTGACGTGGCGTGCTCCTCGGGAGGCGTTGCATGAGGCGCAGGAGCCGACGAGGTTGTCGCGGTTGTAGGGGTCTCCTCCGCGGTCGAGCTCGATGAGATGATCGGCTTGAGTGCTGGGTTGGCGGTGGCACCAATGGCATGTGGGCTCCTCCTCGAGCACTTGGCGTCGTAGGGCTTTCCATTGTGCGGTGCGGTAGATCGGGTTGCCTGCCATCGGGGTTCCTTTCCGGCTTCGCCGGTCGACGTGTCGGCCTCGTGCCTCGGCCTCACGTCATCATCCTACGGTGCGAGGGTTGGCGCGTTGTGCCCCCCACACTTCGGGCAACTAGCCCCGGTAGCCGGATTGAGTAGGGCGGACACCGTTGGCCGTTTGTGTCGTTCGGTGACGCCGCTCCTCCACGTCGGGCATGGAGGTCTACCCTCGTCTCCGAGTGTCACCTCAGACCGGTTGCGTGCCGGTCGGGTCTGGCGCCCTCCTCGTCTGAGGGCCGTCGTGGTCGGTTGTAGCCGGCGATCGTAGCCGGACGGTGTCAATCGTCCAGTCGGGCTAGACGGAGTTCGGCCTCAAGGTTGTTCCACACGTTGCCGGACAAGGTCGTGACCTCCCATCCTCGATCGGTTCGAGGGCGCACGAAGAGGACGGTCGCCCAAAGGTCGGTGTTCGGGATGAGCACCTCGAGGGGCCGAATCGGTTGTTGCCAAGGGTGAGTCATGAGGGGATCTTTCCGAGGCGTTGAACGATCGCCTCCATGTCGTCGGGGTACCACACGTAGACCTCGGCGCCGGCCGCGCGGAGCGCCGTGAGCCATGCCTTCTGGCCGACCGAGAGACGGCCGCCTTCCTTCTTCAACTCGGCGAACACGAGGTCGCCCTCCACCGGCCGGCACAGAACGAGGTCAGGGAAGCCGGGGTTGCCTTGCATCGGTGTGGCCCACACTCCGGGCCGGATCTGGGCCGGCTTGGTGTGCATGACCATCCATCCACGCATTTTGGCGAACTCGATCACGGCCGACTGGAACTCCGCCTCGGTCACGGCCGGAACTCCTCGATCGGCCGAAGTTCGGCGTCGGGGATCTGGAGGACGTCGCACGTGAGCACGTCGTGCTCCTTCTTGGGCGTGTCGGAGCCACGGGCCAACACGGGCCAACGGTGAGTGTCCGCCTCGGGGTACCAGCCTCGGAGGCGGAGCGTGTCGCACACGAGGACGGACTCGACCGAGTGATCGTGGATCCACATGTAGTTGAAGAAGAGGAAGTCTTGGGCGTCGGGCTTCCATCCGGGCGCCCAAGCGTGGAACGACGGCCTCCACGGGAACGGCGAGACCTGAGTCTTCACCTCGAGGCGGTGGTGGTGCTCGACGATGAGGTCGATGCCGTACTTGGGGCCGTGGACGACGTGGAGTAGGCGCTCCTCAAGCGTTTCCTTGACGACGGCCTCGCCGATGAAGCCGGCCAACTCGCGATGGGTGAGCGGCCGACCCTTCTCTTGTTGCATTTCCTCCCAATGGGCGAGACCCCATTCACGGGCCGAATCCGAGATCGTGACAAGCATCAGAACGGGTGCTCCTCGGTTTGGGCTTGCTTGAGCCGGTCGATCTCGGCGGACGCCTCACGCTTGGAGAGTGCTCGAGGATCCCCTTGGTACTTCAAAGCTCGAAGAAGGTTGAGTTGTTTGTCGGAGGGGCCGTCGCCGGTCGGGGCCGGAGTGCCACCCATGCGAACGACCTTCTCCATCTCCTCGCGTGACGGCCGCTTGCCGGCTTGGAACGTCCAGTTGGCGAGCGCGCGGCCCACGGCCGACGTCTCGCACACTTCCACCCACGACGTGGCGTTGACGCCTCGGTCGGCTTTCTCCTCATGGGCGTAGCCGGTCGCGGTCGGATGCTGGTCGTCGCGATGCCGGTAGACCTCGACACGGAAGAGGACGGCGTGGTCGTCCATGCGGACGAGTTCGGTGGCGATCCGGCCGTCAGGGTTCGCGGCCCAGAACTGCGCGAGACGCTCCTCGACGGTGGCGTAGGTGGAGAGATCAAACGCCACGACGGTCCTCCGATCGTTGCTGGAGACGGACGAGGTTGTGGAAGTGTTCGGCCTTGTAGCACTTGAAGCACCACACGGACCACGATCCGGGCGACCAATGGAAGATGTCGTCGCCCTCGAGGAAGTGTTGGCATCGGCAACAGTTGCCGGCCGTCGGCTTTTGGAGGGTGTTCCGGTCAATCATTGAAGCCTCCCAACTTGAGCGCCACGATCACCTCGAGGGTGGCCGAGGACAAGTAGGGGAGGCCGGTCGGGGACTCCTCGAGGACGCGCACGAGTTCGTTCAGTGCCTTGCGCATTTGGCCGCGATGGTCGGCAAGGGTGTCGACTTGGAAGCGCAAGTTGCGGATCGCGTCGGACTGGTCGGGGTCAGTCATGGGTGCTCCTTGGGTTGTGTTGGGCGCATCGTAGCGTGGCGGTGTGGCGCCCTTGTGGATCCGGTTCCGTTCGCGGTGTGAAGTGCCTCCCCAGACGCCAGCCATGTCGGGGTGCTCGAGGGCGTAGTCGAGGCACGCTTGGCGGACTGGGCATTGACGGCAGATCGCGACGGCCTTCCGGGTGTCGGCCGCGCCGAGGCGTCCGGGACCGGGGAAGAACACGTCGAGGGGCATGTCAATGCATGCGGCGCGTTCCATCCATGAGGGCTTGTCAATGTTCACTTGCAGGCTCGCGACCAAGGCTCCCAGCCACAGTCACGATTGGCGTCATGCCAACGCCAGATTTCGAGGGCCATGGCGAGGTTCACGGCCGGCTCGTTGATCCGGTCCCACGACCCGAACAAGTGCTCGACCTCCTCACGCCACACTCGGTTGATTTGCATGAGGCCGTGGTCTCCGCCGTTCCACCGTGGGTCGCCGGGGATGATGTTGAGGCATCGGGACTCTTGCCACATCTCCTCGAGCACGTTGACGACCTCCTCGTGAGGCCAACCGACCTTGAGGACGAGGGGCGCCCATTCTTGGCACGGCGTGTCGGCCGGTAGGGCGAGCGCGTCAAGGTCGGCTTGCATGGCGTCGTGGGCCGTGGTGGTGGTGGTCGGTGCCACCGTGGTCGGGGCCGGCGTGGAGGGGACCGGCGTGATGACGACGGTGTTGACGGTCGGGTCGGTGACGATCGCCGGTGAGATTTGTGGCGTGTCGTCCTCGAGGATCCGGTGGACGATCTCGTTGCCTGCGATCAACGTCATGACGAGCATGAAGCCGATGACGGCAATGTCGTGGGGTCTGATCTTCATCTTGTCTCCTAGGTCGGGGTCTGGGACGAGGACGGTCTACCGGATCGCGGCCGGGATGTCACGCACCGAACATGCGCGCCCACGTGATCGGGCCGACGACGCCGTCCGGCTGGAGGGCGTTGTGGGTCTGCCATGACTTGACGAGCGCCTCGGTCTGGGGGCCGAACTTGCCGTCGGCGACGGCGCCTAGTCGGGTTTGGACTCGCTTCACGGCCTCGCCGGTGGAGCCTCGTTTCACGGGGCGTCCGGGGTACTTGGGCGGTGTCGGTGCCGTCGGCGTCGTGGAGGGGCTTGTAGGGGCTTCTAGGAGCCTTTCCGAGACCGGACGAGCGTCCGCCCATGCCTCACGTGTCGTCTCGACGTGGATCCAATCGTTGCCGGCTCCGGGCGACTTGTCGACCCAGCCACGGCCGGCTTCCCAGTAGCGCGTGCGTTGGTAGTGGTGAATCCGTTGGATCCCCAACTCGGCGGAGTGTTCGATGAGCCATGGGAGGATCTCCGCCTCAAGCACCTCGATGCCGGGGCCACCGTGCCGGGCACCGAAGCCGAGGTCGACGGCCGCGCCGAACGCATGCGACGACCATGCGGTGCCACCGCGCACCGGGCGCACGTTGAGGGTGCCGAGATGCTTGAGACGCCAACGGCCGGCGAGGTAGGTCCGGATCGCGTCAAGGTTGGGCGAGTTCCGGTCGTAGGGCGCTCCGGGCGTCAAGCCTCGGTTCCACGACTGGAAGTGCTTGGCGACGGTCACGCGGTCTCCACGGCCCACGTGAGCACCGTGACCGAGTGCGTTCCGGAGGAGACGACGGCCCACAGTTCTTCGCCTTGTGGGATCTGGATCGTGAAGTTCGTGTTGTTCGAGATGACGAGGCCGTTGCCGGTGGTGACGTCCGCGCCGCCAATGTAGAGGTCGTTGCCGATCGGCCGGACGACGATGGTCCGAGGCTCGTTGATCGCGGCCGAGACGATCTTCACGCGTGTCGAAGTGACGGTGGTGGTGGTCGAGATCATGACTGGTCCTCCGCTTTGTCTTTGTCTTTGAGTCCGTTCGAGGCCAGTACGCCGGACAGGGCGCCGGTCATGAAGAGGACGAGAGGGTTGAGGGTGGCCCACGCGGACTCGTCGTTGGGCGACACGTCGAGGGGCTGGACGACGAAGAGGAGGCCGTAGAGGAGGGCGCCGACGCTCATCATGA